TAGCGTGGACACCGTCTTGTGCGACCCCCCTTATTAAGGTTTATCCTTTATGGGTAAAAAATGGGATTATGATGTTCCTAGTGTTGAGATATGGAAAGAGTGTCTAAGAGTTCTTAAGCCAGGAGGAACAGCTTTAATATTCGCTGGTAGTAGAACACAGCACAGAATGACAGTTAATGTTGAAGACGCTGGGTTTGAATTAAAAGATACTATTATGTGGTTATATGGCTGCCTATCAGAAGACACTGAAATACTAACAAAAGATGGGTTCAAGCTCTTGCATAAAACCACAAAAGATGATAAAATAATGGTATATGATACTACAAAAAACATTTACAAATGGGAAACTCCAGAACGGTGGTCAGTCTATCGTGTCCACGAGGATACCTGTTATAGAATTAAAAGCGATACAACAGACCAAATCGTCAGCAGAGGACATCGTTGCCTTGTTAAACGAGAAGGAAGATTTGTATTCAAAGAAGCGTGGGAACTTTCTGAAATGGAGCAAGTGCCAGTCTTGTCAGATAATTTTTATACACTACAAGAAAAGCGTGGGGAATTACTGTTGCAAGAGTTGTGCAGGAAAAGCAAAAGACTGGTTAAAAAAGTATTCAGCAAATGGCAAGGGAAAGAAAAGACCTGGGAAGGGTTTAGCAGGAAGCAAAAATCCAGCTTGGAAAGGTGGAGTAACTTACTTCAGGAAACACGGGAATTACAAGGCGATAAAATATGTGAGGTGTCCAAAGGAGTATTTACCGATGGCGAGAAAAGATGGATATGTGATGGAACACCGTTTGATAATGGCTCAATCCTTGGGGATATGCTTAAAGAGGGAACAAGTAATACATCATATCAATCACGACCCACAAGACAACAGACTGGAAAATCTGATGTTATTTCAATCAAACAAGGAACACAAACTACACGAAGGGCGAGAATTACGAAAATAAACTACTCTGGAATAATCTTTTGCCCAACAGTTTCAACTGGTGCTTTTGTAGCACGAAGAAATGGTAAGATATTTATTACAGGAAACTCAGGCTTCCCGAAAGCTACTGATATTAGTAAGCAGTTGGATAAGAAAGCTGGAGAAACACCAAAGCTAGTTGGATATAGAGAGGATTTTCAAAAAAGAGCAAGAAAGAATGGTGTTAAAAGTAAAGATTATTTAATGGCTGGTGGCTGGGAAGCAACTGAAGATAAGGTTGGAATGATAACAGAACCAGCTACAGAAGAAGCTAAACTATGGAATGGTTGGAAGAGCCACGGTCTTAAACCAGCTTATGAACCTATCTTAGTAGCAGTAAAACCTAATGACGGAACTTATGCTAATAATGCTTTAAAGCACGGAGTAGCTGGGTTGAATATAGATGGTGGTAGGATAGGGACAGAAGATAAATTAGGCAGACCGATAGGAGATGGAACTAAAGATGAAAAGATTTATGGAAAATATAAAGCACCAGCAGGAACAAGATATGGAGATAAATTAACTGGTCGTTTCCCTGCCAATATTATACTAGATGAAGAAGCTGGAGAGATGTTAGATGAACAATCAGGAAAGACAGGAGCATTAGCACCAGTTAAAGCTGGACAAAAAGGTTTTGGTGGTGAGATATATGGTAAATACAAACAAGGTGGTGATGACGGAGCAACATTCTATGGAGATGGATTGTCAGGAGCTTCTCGTTTTTTCTATTGTGCGAAAGCTAGTAAATCAGAAAGAAATGCTGGGTGTGAAAATATGGAAGATAAGCAGACTTGGGCATCTCAAGATAAAAGAGAAAGTAATTCGTTTGATGTATTTGAAAGTGATGGTAGACCAAAGACATTAAATAAAAACAATCACCCAACTGTTAAACCAATCAAATTAATGGAATATCTTTGTATTTTAACCAAAACACCTACTGGCGGAATAGTCCTTGACCCATTTGCTGGTTCAGGAACAACAGGGGTGGCTTGTAAGAACACTGGCAGACCTTTTATCCTAATAGAAATGACACCTGAATACATACCAATTATAGAAGCAAGAACAGGAGAGAAGTGTAGTGAAGAAGTTAAATATCTTGGTATTGATATAGAAGAAAAACAAAAAGAATTACAAAAAGAAGTAGATAAGGTTGTGGAAGAAGTAAAAGATAAATGTGATTGTGGTGGCAGAATAGTTAATATAAAAGGTGGTCGTTGTTGTGAAGACTGCTTAAAAGACTACTAATATGGACTGGGAGGCAAAAAGCTATGAATTTATAGACGAATATTTTAAAGAGCAATATAGTAGGTTTAAGTCATTTAGGAACATAAGAGATAATCGTAACTGTATATATTGTAGAAGAATAGGTAGTATGTTAAATGGTGGAATTAACGGAGGTCATTATATTATATCTAATTTAAGCTATTGCGATAAGAAAAGAATAGCTGACGAAATAAATTCAACATTGCTTAGGATTAGATTTTAATACCTATGGACTTTATACACTTGACATAGAAAACGTGTATGATACACTATATAGTGTAAGAAAACTTTTTAGACCACTATATATAAATGATTACTTATAGTAGCCACAAAGTGAAGATATAGAGAGGATAGATAAAGATAACCTCCAGCTTTGTGGTATAAATTTTATGAGGGTATCACACGGAGTTAAAACATATACATACGAAGAGTGGAGAGAATATATTAACTCTAGGTTTATGACCGACTTAAACATAGAAATACAAGATAAAGTAAATAAAAAATTATATGAATCTAAGCACAAATCTAATCGTAGCGATTAAAAATTATTTAGAAACAAGACCATTCAATGAAGTTACAGGTATGTTGGGAGCATTATATTCAGAAATAGAAGCAAGTAATAAAAAAGAAGTTAAAGGAGTAAAGAAAGAAGAAAAGAAATAAGCGGTGGCAAAGCAGATGATTAAACTTTAATAAAAAAGAAAAAAAGAGTCAGATAAGCCCAGCTACCGCTTATCTTAATAATAGTATGAAAGAAATTAAAGAACCAAAATATTACAAGTTTCAGTTTAATGGAGATATTGATAGTTGTGAAGCATTAAAAACAATGATAAATGATGGATGGCAAACTAGCGGAACATTTACTGAAGATGGATATACTTGGTTTTCATTGGAGCATTGGATTAAATAATAACCCCTTATCTTAAAAGATATGAATAAGAAACCATTTAAAAGTAAGCCGTTTATAAAAGAAGTTAAAAGAATAAAGAAAATATTACTTAAAAATGATTTAGAAAGATTTAAATAGTATCCTACCACTCACTTCTAGGGTTTAACTACTAGGTAATGCCTTCGGACATTAAAAGGTTCTTAAACTATGGGGTGGGGTGGTAGTATATTAAAAGTTTGTATACATCTTTAATTAAACCTATACATTAATACTAGCAAACCTATACATTATTCCCTGAGCTATCAGTATGTCTGGTAAAACATTCTATTGGTAATTATCAAGACCCTAGGGAGGCAGAAATGTCACCATTAGCCTAGTGCTGATGGCTTAGTGAATAAATATGAATAAAATAGATAAAGAGTGGAAAGACTTAAAGAACAATATGGATACAGGAAACACAACAGAAGAACTTGATAACTTGAAAGATGTATCAAAACATGGTGGTAAAAGAGATGGAGCTGGAAGACCAGCAGGTTCAGAGAATCGTGCTACAAAAGAAGATAAAGTAGTAAGAGAAGAGTTTAGGCAGAGAGTTCTAAAAAGTATGAGCAAGTTAATAGATGCTCAAATGAATTTAGCACAAGGAACTCAAATGCTATTTAGGATTGATAAGGAAACAGACGCTAAAGGTAATGAAAGAAATAGTAAACCAGAATTAGTAACAGACCAAACAGAGATAGAAGAATACTTAGCTGGTGAAACAAGCGACAATGACTCTTATTATTTTATAACAACAGAGAGACCAGACAACAGAGCTTTGGATAGTTTAATAGATAGGGTGTTTGGAAAGGCTATAAACAATGTAGATATAACAAGTGGTGGAGAAAAACTACCAACACCTTTATTATATGAGTTATACGATAACCACAGCAACACAGAAGATAGCGAAACTAAACAAGAAGATTAGAGCTGTTAGTGGTGGAACTTCTGCTAGTAAGACTATTTCAATATTGCTTTACTTAATACATAAAGCTCAATCAGATACTAAAAGAACTTTAACCAGTGTAGTATCAGAGAGTATGCCTCATTTAAAAAGGGGAGCTATAAGAGACTTTAAGAACATACTAATAGACCACGGATACTGGAAAGATAAGAACTGGAACGCTATTGATAGCATATATACATTTGAAACTGGTAGTAAGATAGAGTTCTTTAGTGCTGACCAGCCAGATAAGCTAAGAGGTGGTCGTAGAGATAGATGTTTTATTAACGAGGCTAACAACGTAGTCCAAGATACCTTTGACCAATTAGAAGTTAGAACAAAAGAGTTCATATTTCTTGATTGGAATCCGACAAATGAGTTCTGGTTCTATGATATAAAAGACACTAGAGATGATATAGACTTTATTACACTTACTTATAAGGATAACGAAGCCCTAAGCCAAGAGATTATAACTGCTATTGAAGCTAGAAAAGCTAATAAACAATGGTGGCAAGTATATGGACTAGGACAACTAGGAGAAGTAGAAGGAAAGATATATAAAGATTGGGCGATTATAGACGAACTACCACACGAAGCTAGATTAGAGAGATATGGATTAGACTTTGGATATACTAACGACCCTACTTGTATAGTAGGAATATATAAATATAACGGTGGATTCATATTAGATGAAGTAACCTTTCAAAAAGGACTATCAAACAAACAGATAGCAGACATTCTAAAGAACCAACCATCAGCTCTAGTAATAGCAGATTCAGCAGAACCTAAGAGTATAGACGAGATTAGAAACTATGGAGTTAATATCTTAGGAGCTACTAAAGGTCAAGGGAGTATTAACCAAGGAATACAGTATGTCCAAGACCAACGAATAAGCGTAACTAAAAGAAGTTTAAATATAATAAAAGAATACCGTAATTTCCTATGGCAAACAGATAAGAATGGAAAGATAATCAATGTCCCTGATGTTGGGTTTGACCATTCTATGGATGCTATAAGATATGGACTAGATAGTTATAAACCAGAGATTAACTTTTTTGGAACTAATAAACCTAAAGTATTCAGATGAAACAACACATTACAAAAGAACAATTAGCAGAATTAAGTTTTGAAGAATATTGTAAGTTTATAGATGGAATAAAACTTGAACCAATAGCTATTACTGTAAAAAGCACTAAAGAGTTTGTAGATTTAATATTAAATGGCGACGAAGAGTTACCCTCTATCGGTCAAATGATAGAGTTTCTAGGAGATACACTCATTCAGATTTCTAATGGCTTAGGAAATGGTTGGGCAGTATCTCATACAAATGCGTTTACTGGAGATGAGCCACCTATTGAAGAACTAGCAGATGCCCTATGGGAAGCAGTTAAATATAAACTAAAATGACACTAGAACAATTTACAAACTTAAAAGTAGAACAGAAGATGGAAGCTCTAAACAAGATGTTTAAGGAAGGAGTTGATGACAACCCTCTCAGCGAACTGTTTAACCAATAATATGATTACAGAGAGAATAGATGAACTAAAGAAATTGTGTAATACAGGCATTGATATCAATGAAGTATACAATTACAACCAAACAGACATTTTAAAAAGGATTTATGCTTATACTAAAGGCATATACCTAGAGTGTGGAGACCCTAACGCTATCTTTTATAATATATCAAACGATAGAAGCCATCACTTTGCCAAGAACATTGACCTAGATACAAAGGATTTAATGCCTTTTGGTGTTGGTGAGACTAACTATTATCAGGCTTGGATACTTAAACAGAAGTTTCAGAAGTGGCTAGATGATGAACACTTTGCCATTAAGTTAAATGACTTAGCAGAAAAGGTATCAACCTATGGCTCACATATCATTAAACTGACTAAAAGAGACGGACAATTAACTTGGGATAATGTAGACCTTCGTAATATCTTCTTTGACCCTACCATTGAAACCATTAGAGGTAATGATAAGGTTGAAATACACGAACTAAACGAACAACAACTAAAAGAAAAGAGTGAAGTATGGGAGTTTGATATAGAGGAAATGAAGACCAATGAGAACGAGAAGTATGAGATATGGGAGTTCTGGGGTTATTATGAAGACGAATACAAACAGGTTATCGGATACGGAGAAGATAAGGACGAACAAATACTATTTGAAAAGGTAGCTAAAGTAGAAGACGACCCTTACTATGACTTCCATTTATCAGCTTATGAAGATGTATGGTTGAGAGTAGGTGTAGTAGAGAGATTATTCAGTATTCAAGAACAGGTAAATCGTCTTGTTAACTTTAATGACAAGAACAATGAGATTGCCTCTTTATTACTATTAAGAACACAATCACCTACAACAGAAGGCAATGTATTAACAGGAGTGGAGAGTGGACAGATACTAACCTCAACAGATTTACAACAGATTCAAATATCTAACCAATACCTTAATGAGTTTTTGGCTCAATTAGCTCAGTTAGGAGCAAGAGCAGACGAACTATGTTACACCCCACAAGTAGTTAGAGGTGAAAGTTTACCATCAGGAACACCATTCAGAAGTGTAGCAGTAGCAAGTAACAACGCTAAGAGTTCGTTTAGATTTATAAGAGAAAGAATTGGTGAGACTTTAGGTTATATCTTAAAAGAAAAAGTATTACCTGGAGTGGTAGCAACTTGGAATAAAGGAGAAATCTTTGACCTAGCAGAAGAACAAGAAGACACACTTATATTTGATGAGTTCTATGCTTTATTCCTAGCCGATGACTTCCGTAAAAAGAAGTATGAAGCAGGTATGCTAGTAGAACAAACAGAATTAGAGACATATATTAAAAACAACCTAGATAAACTAAACAGACAGGGAAGAAAGATTAAAATACCTAATAAGTTCTTTGACTTTGAATGGGGTATTAAGTTGAATGTAATTGGTGAAAGTGTAGATAAAGCACAAAGGAACGGAGCTTTTGAAAGTATCCTACAATGGATACAAACCAACCCAGCTATCCAATCTAATCCTTATTTCAGACAATACGTTGAAGATAACGGTATCACCCCTATCAGACTAAGAGAGTCTATGGTTCAACAACAACCACAACAGGGACAAGCTAAACCAATAGAACAAGAAGCAGATGCCTTACTTGGTGCTGTGGACAGTCAATAGATATGAATAAAGAAGTATTTAAACAATTAGTTAAATCAGGCTTACTAGGAGAGCTAGAACAAGTAATCAGAAATGAATTATCTATTATTAGAAGTAATTATAAGCCAGGCAGTAAATCAGATAAGACTATCGCATCAGATGTTAAAGGCTTTATTTACGCAGAGGAAGCAATCTCTATGGCTATATCTAATATTAAAGGTATAGAGCTAGAATTAAAGAAAGAAATTAGTTATAAGTAAATTGGGTTTATCTCCTACCCTTTATAGGAGAATAAGGACTAAGGCAAAAAGTCCATTAAACAAATGTCAGAAGAAAAACTAGAGGACTTGGTAACCTCAACCGAAGACCAAGAAGACGTAGAGGAAGACTACGAGGAAACAACTGATGTTGATTCCTACGAGAGAGAAGAGCTTACAGATAGAGAGAAGCAATTTCTAGCTCGTGCTAAAAAGGCAGAAGCTAAGGCTAAGGAAGCTAAAGCTAAACCTATTAAAAAAACTAATACAGAGTCAACCCTAAGTCGTGATGAGGCAATCTTATTTGCCAAAGGTCATACTGAGGAAGAAGTTGGATTGGCTTTGAAACTTGCTAAACTTAATGAAGTTAGTGTATCAGACGCTATTACAGATGAAATCTTTATAGCAAAGGTAAACAGCAGAAAGAAGATAGAACAAGAAGAAAAAGCTAGTTTGGGTGCTTCTAAAGGTAACTCTAAAGTTATCACAGAAAAACCTATTGGCGAGATGTCAAAAGATGAGCATATGGAGTTCTTTAATAAGAACAAAGCTATGCTCGGATAAACGATTAGATGACCCTGTTCACACATTTAATTTAGTGTACTTTAATAATCTATATTAATTTAATTTATGCCATTTATTAAAGGTAAAAAACCTTGGAACTACGGGATAAAGATTGACAAAAAGAAATACCCGAACATAGGAAACCAAAAGCCACATTCTAAAGAAGCTAAGGAAAAAATAAGTAAAGCTAACAAGGGGTGTGAGCCAAATGCTGGAAGTTTCAAGAAAGGACAAAATGTTGGTGCTAATAATTGTAATTATGTTGACGGAACATCAAGCGTCTACAAACTTATTAGAAGAATGCCAGAATATAAGCAGTGGAGGTCTAACTGTTTTGAAAGAGACAATTGGACTTGCCAAACTTGTAATATCCGTGGAGTTTACCTTACAGTTCACCATATAAAATCATTTGCTAGAATAGTCAGAGATAATGATTTAAATACCACCCAAGATGGACGGGAGTGTGATGAGCTATGGGATGAAGAGAATGGAGTCACTTTGTGCGAAGATTGCCATAAATTGACAGACAATTATGGTGGTAAAAATAAGTTAGATTGATATAGATTATTAGATTCTTAAATTAAATACTAAAATTATCGCTACAGGAGCTTTTCCAACAGCTACAGAGACAAATACTACTCTAGCTGAGTGGATTCCGTTGGTGTGGGGTGCGAAGATGAATAACTTTTACCGAGACACACTAACAACCGCTTCTTTTTTCACAGATTTATCTAGTGAATTAGAAGGCGGAGCAAAATCAGTATACGTTCCAAATGTAACAGAAATGACTGCTCACGCTAAGAGCAACGCAACAGCAGTTACATTGAACAACCCTACCGAGACTAAAGTTACTTTAACAGCTGATACCTGGATGGAAGTAAGTTTTGCAATTGAGGACAAGGAAATGGAACAAATCAAGAAGAGCTATATGGCTCAAGAGACTTACGCTAAGAACGCAGCTTACACAGTGGCAGGAGCTTACGAAGATGCTATTATCGCATTATTTGATAACTTCTCACAAACTGTTGGAACATCAGCAGCAGCCTTAGCAGATAGCAACGTAAGACGTGCTATTCAGTATTTAGACGAAGCATCAGTGCCTCAATCTGACCGTGCTTTCTTCGTTACTCCTAAACAAATGTGGAGTGATTTAATGGCGATTGAAAGATTCTCATTACTTCAAAACACAGCAGGAGCAGACCCAGTCTTAAAGGGTCACGTTGGTTACCTATATGGTATCCCAGTAGTTGTAAGCGACAGAATTGGTGCTACAAATGGTTCAGCTCAATCTTGTTTAGCTCACAAAGACGCAATTATCCACGCTTCAACTATTATGCGTGTTCAATCAAACTATATCCCACAATACCTATCAACAGTAACAACTGCTGATGTAGTATACGGAGTAGTTGAGAACCGTGATACAAGTGGTGTATGGATTAAAACTGCAGATGCCTAGTAAAGACTTAATACAATTTATTTATTAATATATTGCTTAGTGGAGAGGTGTAATTCCCTTCTTCACTAGGAATGAAAGTAATATGATAAAACTAGAAACAATTACAAAACTGGTAGAGGAGTCAAAGAACTTTCCTAAACCGACCATTGAATATAATGGAGAGTTACCAGAACACAAAGAGATTACACCTGATAGTTTTTTTGGTGTAAATGCTAGATACAACCCCCTAGTAAGAGATGGAGCTAAGTTAATTTATAATATGTTTTAATATGCCAGTTCAATTAGCATCAAACCCTAAAAGGGTAAGAATATTTATTAAAGACGGTAAAAAATATGAAGGCGGAATTGAAGAATACCACAACTCTAAAAATGACTTGGGAGGAATTACAATACCAGATAGACTACCAGAACAAACTAAAGGAGAAGAGGAAGTTAAAAACTAAGAAAACATACAGATGATTTATATGTTAGGAAGTGGCTATGATGGTTGTAACTATGTTCGCATAAGAATACCAGCATACGCTAACGGATTTAAAACTGACAAACAGTCTGTTTACTCCGATAGAGATAGTATGGATAAGATAAAGCAAGACTTACATCAAGCTGATGTAGTAGTGTTTCATAGACCAGAAGTGAAAGAATTTCACGATTTAGCAGACATACTTAAAAAGAAAGGCACTAAGATAGTAATGGATAATGACGATACCTTTTATATAGATGATAACCACCCCTTAGCAGAGTTAAAACCAGACGCAGAATCAGTCCCATTACAAGAAAGGATTGACTGTATAAATGCTTTTGCTAAGAAGTGTGATTTAGTAACAGCTTCTACTAAGATACTAGCAGAAGAATACCGCAAGGTAAGTGACAACGTAGTCGTATTACCTAATTGTATTGACCCAGATGATTGGGATACACCAGAGAGGAATGAAGGGACTAAGGTAAGGATTGGTATAGTAGGGAGTTCAGCATTTGAATATGACTTCTTACATATTAAAGGTCTTATTAAGGAGTTAAGCGAAAGAGATGACGTAGAATTAGTCTTATTCGGACTAGGAGACGCTAAACATAGAGCCAACAACCCTAAAGTAAATCACATCTTTAAAGATGAATACACCTTCTGGGATTCAATTAAGAAAGAGCATTTTCCTTGGGTGAAAGTAGAACACTACCCAAGCACCTTAAATGAAATGAAGCTAGATATGTTATTAATACCCCGTAAGGAGAATTACTTTAACACTTGTAAGTCTAACCTAAAGTTCTTAGAAGCTAGTATGTGTGAAATACCAGTTATAGCCCAGAGCTTTAAAGATGCTCCTTACGAAGAATTAACACCAGATATAGGAGTTCTGATAAAAGATAACTCTAAATGGAAAGAAGAGATTGATAGATTGATTAATGATAAAGAACTAAGACGTTCAATGGGAAAGAAAGCACGAGAATATGTAATTAAAAACTATAATATTAACGAGAAAGCTCATTTATGGGCTGATGCGTATGAAAAACTATGTCAAAAGAAATAAAACAATTAGAGTATTTTATTCCGAAGAATAGTGTTAGAAAGATGATTACAGCAGATAAAGCGTTCACTCAGTTTTCAGAAAGAGGAATTAAACCAGATTTCTCAAGGATAGAAAACCCTTATAGATACTTTCAGTTATTAGAAGCTAAAAGATGGAGAGGTATAACTTCTCACGAAATGTGGGAACAAGCTCTACTAGACGGAAGTATATGTTACTGGACACTACTAGGGGGAGAAAACCCTAATGAGATACTACCTAGAGAAGTAGTAAACTTTATAAAGAAAGAACTATTTAAGGGAGCTGATAAAGAAACAATAGAAAACGTTTATCAGAGAGTATTAAACCATTGGACTTGGTATAAAAAATTATTATTCAAATTAAACCTATGTTAAAAACAATTAAAGACGACAAATTAAAATCAATCTTAGAAGAAAGAGGTATAGTATTTAAGAAGATACAAGAACTAAATGAGCAAATCGTAGTCTTAGACAAAGAACGAACCAAGGAAGGCTACAAAATGAACAAACTAAAAGAAAAGACTAAGGTTATAATGGACAAACAAAAATTTAACCTAGATGAGTTTGAGTTCATATCAAGTATATTCTTAGAAAAAGGGGAATGTAAGGTAGAGATTTTAGATAGAGTAGAGGAGTTTAAGAAAATGGTAAGAGACGAGGCAAATGAAAATACTACTAACGAACATAAGTCTTAAAAACTACCAAGGGACAGAGAGTTGGACTTACGCAATGGCTAAAGAGCTTAGCAAGGAACACGAAGTAACAGTTTTTACTAAAGAATTAGGCTTAATGTCTGATAAAATAGAAGAATTAGGCGTAAAAGTAGTACAGAGTGGAGCAGGGGACTATGACTTTGCCCTAATAAACCATAATAATTTCTGGAAAGAGGTTAAATGCCCAAAACTATTCACTTCACACTCTAACTTCCTACCGATAGAACAACCTACTAGAGAAATGGGTGACGACTGGATAGGGGTAAACGAGTATATATGTCCAAGGGTGATAAGAAATGGCATTGATTTAGAAAGATTTAAGCCCACTAAGATAAACAAGGAGCTTAAAAACATATTATACCTATCAAACCCAACATACTCTAAAGGAAAAGACTTTATCAGGGAGGTATTTAAAGACTACAACGTCATAACCCTTGATGAGCAGACATTTGACATAAACGAATACATTGATAAGGCAGACTTGGTCATATCTTATGCCAGAGGTGCTATTGAATCACTTGTATCTGGTAAGAAAGTTATATACGGAGATTGGCGACACGACACTAACTGTTTTATGGGATATGGAATGATAACAGAGGATAATTATGAACTCTTTAAAAATGGCGATATGCGGAAGAATTTACGAAAGATGGACGCTGATACCTTATTGGCAGAAACATCGCTGTATGACCCCTTAAATTGCCTCTCAGAGCGTTCTAGACAAGACTATGACATTAAGAAAACCACAAAAGAATATATTAGACTCATATCAGGAAAGATACCAAAAACATCAGGCTAGAAAGAAAGCACAGTTAACAACACCGATTACCAGAAAGAAGATTAAATATACTAACAAGGAGAAGAAGGGATTTTTTAATATACTAAACAACAGAAAGAGCCAACGAGTATTTAATGGAGAGCCTATCTCTACTGATGTTACACTTAAGTTACACCAAGCACTAGGAACTTGTCCAAGTAGTTGCGATAGAAAAGCAATTAACCTTAAATGGATAACCGAAAGACAGGACAAAGAGATTTTAAGCGGATTATTAGTAGGAGGTGTTGGTTGGATAAATAGAGCAGATAAGATATTACTATTATTTGCTGACCCAGTAGCTTATAAAGCACCTGGCGAGATAGATTTTATGCCCTATCTTGACGCAGGGGTAGTAATACAAACAGCATACTTAGCAACAGAAGCATTAGGAATTGGTTGTTGCTTCGTAAATCCAAATATAAGAAATGATAATAAAGAGTTTTTTAAAGCAAGGTTCGGAGATAAGATATTCTGTGGAGCTTTGATACTAGGAAACTACTAAAAATATGGTCTATTCGGACACAAGCACAAATCTAGGACTTATACAGGACATTACCTTTCTAACAGGAGTAGGAACTACCCAATATACCCTAGCAGACAGAACAAGAAACATTAATAACTGGTATCTAAAAACTACTAGCTGGATTATAACAGCCGATGGAAGATGGCAGTGGGATGACGCTAATCAAACAGATAGACCTTGTGCCACTACTGACTTAGTAAACGGACAGCAAGATTACAAGGTTATTATTGGTAGTCCTTCAACAACCCAAGACTGGTTGGAGATTGACAGAGTAGAAATACTTGATAGCAACGGAGACGCTAAGGTTTTAACCCCTATTGACCAAAATGATATAGGACAAGCATTAACAGAGTTTTTAGACACAGATGGAACACCAAGATACTTTGATTTTAGAGGTGGGTCTATTTTCTTATACTCAGCACCTAATTATAACTCTACTGGTGGATTAACTATCTACTTTAAAAGAAGTCCTTTACTATTCGCTTCAACAGATACCACTAAAAGACCTGGCTTTGCCACATCTTTCCATAAAATCCTTTCATTAGGAGCTAGTTATGACTGGGCTATGGCTAAGAACTCAGGTAATAGAGACGTAATAAGACAAGAACTTGAAATACTTAAAAATGAATTAATAGACTTTTACTCAAAAAGGGCTAAATACGAAAGACCAAGATTGAGTAGAGCATATAAGAATTATAAATAATATGAAAGACACAGCAACAATCAAAGGTTTTATTGAAATAAGACTTAATGGTGTATTAAAAAGAAAAATTAAAAACACAATTACTAACGCTTCATTAGCAGAAATTAGTGGTCTAGTAGGTAACACAGGTTCTAAAACAGCCTTTACTTATCTAGCAGTTGGAACTGGAACAACAGCCTCAGCAGCCACAGATACAGCTTTAGAAACAGAAATCACTGACACAGGGCTAGAAAGAGCAGCAGCCACAGTATCACAAGTAACAACCACACAGACTAACGACACTTTACAGCTATTAAAACAATGGACAGCAACAGGTTCAGCGGCAGTAACAGAAGTTGGAGCTTTTAATGACGCTAGTGCTGGAACAATGCTTGGTAGACAAGTATTCGCTGTATTAAACATTACTGCTAATAGCACTATACAAGTAACTTATAAGTTTGTATTTGCAGGAGCATAAAATGATAAACTACGATGACGCAACAACTGAATATGACGAATATGAAGTGGTATTACCAGATAGCTCAATATTCTATCCTGACGCATCACCAGAATCTACATCAGTAGATGGTTGGGTGAGAAGGGCAGTTCAGGCAGCTTGGTCTACCATTAGAAGTGGTGCTGGAGACGCAGCCTTGGATTCTGAAGTAGAAGACATTGTAAGTGTTCTTGCTAGTGCTACTACTGACGAATGGACTTGGATAAAAAGGGCAATAATGTTATTTGATGCTTCTGCTTTAGCTGGTAAAACAGTATCAGGAGTAACATTCTCATTTTACACTAATTCTAAAACTGATGACTTCTCTGATTCAGTATCTTTAGTTAGCTCTTCTCCTAACACTAACACAGCATTGATTAACAGTGATTATGGTCAATTAGGAACAACAAAGTATGCTAGTGATACTGCATTATCATCAATATCAACTGGTGCTTATACAGATTTAACATTAAACGCAACAGGAATAGCAGCTGTTCAGACAGCATTAGATGGAGATGGAATTGTAAAATTAGGAATGAGGATGACATCAGATAATGATAATTCAGAGCCAACTTGGGCTTCAGGAAGCCAATCTACATTAAGTATTAAAGCAGCTCAAAATGACCAAGTAAATGCACCTAAATTAACTATTAATTATGATAGTGGGAGCTATAACTCAGTTATGTATGATGGTTATTTAATTTTCGCTAGAATATATACAGATATATTAAACGCCTCAGATACCGTCATTAAGGGAATTGGAAAGATATTTACAGATACACTTAATGCCTCAGACAGCTTATTAAAGAGTATTGGCAAAGTTGTCTCAGATACAGTAAGTGCTACTGAATCCTTTTTGAAAGGTTTTGCTATAACACTTACGGATAATATAGGAGTATCAGAAATATTAAAGAAATGTTTAAATGGAATAACTACATTTTTCTATAATAAATCAGCTAATTCAGCAACATTAACCAATAAAGATGCTAATTCAGCAAGTTTAACTAATAAAGACGCTAATACAGCAACATTAACTAACAAAGATGCTAATTCAGCAACATTTTCTAACAAATCTGTTAATTCAAGCGATTGGACTAATAAAGAGAGAGAAGATATCTGTTAAAATAATATGGCAATAACATACCCAACAAGCCTGGACAGCTTAACAAATCCAACTACATCAAATAACCTTGATAGTCCTAGCCACGCTGGGCAACATTCTGACGCTAATGATATCTTAGAGGCTTTAGAAGCTAAGGTAGGCGTTGATGGTTCAGCTGATACTAATTCTTTGGATTATAAGGTTGAAAATACTTTATTAAAACTAGACCAAACAACTCCACAGACAGTTATAAATGGAACTCCGACCTTCTCTAATGGTTTAATAGTCGGTGACGCTGGAACTATCGGGCTAGGTACTGGTAAAGCTTTAATCCAATTTGATGATGAAGCTACTGATTATATAAGTTTAATGAACGCTAACGTCGGCATCGGGACTACGAGTCCGGGAACACAGTTAGAGGTTGCTGGAGCAAGTGCAATAATAAGAGTAAGAGATACCACTTCTTATGCTTTAGGTGTAGGTGGGGTATTACAATTGGGAGGTGTCTATACTGGAACTTCATCTGCCACATTTGGACAGATTGCAGGAATTAAAGAAAATGCTAATGATAATGATTATGCTTCTGCTTTAAATTTTAAAACTAGAATACATGGTGGGGCATTAACAGAACAAATGAGGATTAGTAGCACAGGCAACGTCGGCATCGGGACGACGGCACCAGCACACGCTTTAGATGTTAGTGGTAATATGAGATTAAATACAGCTAATCCAACTATAAACTTTAGGTCATCCAATGATGGGCAAGTAGCTTCTATAAAGATGACTGACTCAGCAGGTTCAGCTGCAAGATTAGGAATTACTGACGATAGTGGAGTTGAAAGATTAACTGTTTTAACAAGGGCAACAGCAGCACAGGGTAACGTCGGCATCGGGACGACGGCACCATTGGCAAAACTTGTAGTTGAAAGTGCTGGCGTTGTATCAGTAAACATAAATGATAGTTCTAGTTCTCAAATTCCTACGCTCAATTTTCAACAAGGAGGAACAACAAAAGCTTTTATTGAAGGTGGTGTAAATTTATCTAGTCGTATGGATTTAGGTGTTGCTAGTAGTAGGATAATGACATTAATAAACGGCAACGTCGGCATCGGGACCACGAGTCCGACAAATAAACTAGATATTATTGGTACATCAAGTGGTGCTTTAACTGCTTTCCCAATTAGATTTAGTAATACTGCTGCAACATTAGGATATATTGGTGCTGATATTACAAATTATAACTCTGGTGCTATACATTTGTATAATAATGGTGCTGTTGGTTCAGTAATTAGTGGCAATGGGATTACTTCTTTAATGGGAGGCAACGTCGGCATCGGGACGACGGCACCA